TTAAAAAGCCGGTGCAAGTGGCTACTCAGTTTACGAAAGACGGTCCAATGATTGGTTTCGTTCCTTTCCTTGAGTTTGCACAAGAGTTTGAAACAGGCATTCGTATTGCTCAGGCAGATATTCTATGCAAAACTTTGCCTGTTGTTGAACTTGAAAATCAGTATAATCAGATGTTTGGTTCTGGCATTCAAATCGCAACAACTATTCCGAAATTTAAATGAGTGACTTTTATACAAATGCAATTTGTGTAGGCAACAACATTCTTTTTCGTGGTGTAGAAAACGGTCGGAGAGTAAAGCACAAGATTGCTTATTCTCCGACTTTGTTTTTGCCGACGAATAAACCTACACAATGGAAAAATCTTCAGGGTGAGTATCTTTCTGATATTCGCCCTGGTTCTATTCGTGACTGCAAAGAATTCATTGAGAAGTATGAAGATGTAGAAAATTTTAAAGTGTATGGCAATACACGTTATGAATACGCATTTATTGCTGATGAATTCAAAGGCATGATTGATTGGGACCAATCTCTCATTTCAATTGGAATCATCGACATTGAGGTTGGCTCAGAGAATGGTTTCCCTGACCCATACTTGGCTAATGAGCCAATCACAGCAATCGCCATCAAAAAACTTGGCGGTGCAATGGTTGTTTATGGCTGCGGTGATTTCAACAACTATGAAGATGATGTTACTTATCACAAATGCCGTGATGAATATCATCTCTGTAAACGTTTCTTAGAAGATTGGTTTCATGATACACCAGACGTATTGACTGGCTGGAATATTAAGTTCTTCGATATTCCATATCTCGTTAATCGTTTGAATAAAATTCTTGGTGAAGAAGAAACACGTAAGCTTTCACCTTGGAATTATATTGGTGAAAGAAAAGCTGTTGTAAACGGTCGTGATATGACTGCTTACGAATTGAAAGGTGTTTCTTGCCTAGACTACATTGAGTTGTATAAATGGTATGCGCCTGGTGGTAAATCACAAGAGTCATACCGTCTCGACAATATCGCAAACGTAGAACTTGGTAAGAGCAAACTATCTTATGATGAGTTTGACACTCTGCACCAACTATACAAACTAAACTACCAAAAGTTTATTGAGTATAACATCGTTGACGCGAGGCTGATTGAAGAACTTGAAGATAAGTTGAAGCTTATTGAACTAGCACTTACTCTTGCATATGACACAAAATCTAATTTCGAAGATGTGTTCGCACAGACTAGGATGTGGGATGCGCTGATTTACAGTTATCTACTTGCACAAAACATCATTGTGCCACCAAAAGGCAGCGCATCAAAGAATGAAAGATTCGAAGGCGCTTATGTCAAAGACCCTCAGATTGGTCTGCATGATTGGGTTGCATCGTTTGACTTAAACAGTTTGTATCCTCACTTGATGATGCAGTATAATATTTCACCTGAAACTTTGATTGAGGTTTCTGATTACACACCAGAAATGCGAAAAGTTATTTCTAATGGTGTAGATGTTGAAAAGCTTCTTTATAAAAAAATTGACCTATCAAACATTGGTGATGTAACTCTGACTCCTAATGGACAATTCTTCCGTAAAGACATTCACGGTTTTGTACCGAAGATGCTTGAAGAAATGTATGAAGATAGAAAAAAGTTTAAGAAGTTGATGATTTCAGCTAAACAGGAATATGAAAAAGAAACTGATGGTCGAAAGAAACTAGAACTGTCAAAGAAGATTGCGCGTTATAACAACCTTCAACTTGCTAAAAAAGTATCCTTGAATTCAGCTTATGGTGCAATGGGTTCACAATATTTCAGATTCTATGATTTGAGAATTGCTGTTGCTGTTACTCTTGCCGGTCAATTGTCGATTCGTTGGATTGAAAATAAAGTTAACGAATACATGAACAAATTATTGAGTACCGAAAATGAAGATTATATCATTGCATCAGATACGGATTCGATTTACCTACGTCTTGGTTCACTTGTTAATAAAGTGTACGGTGCGGGAGGTGTGGTATCGCTCCCCAAAAACAAAGTTATCGAATTCATGGATAGAGTCTGTGAGGATAAAATACAACCGTTCATTGATAAAAGTTATCAAGAACTTGCTACGTATGTAAATGCTTATGCACAAAAGATGCAGATGAAACGTGAAGGTTTGTCTGATAAGGGTATCTGGACTGCTAAGAAGCGTTACATTCTGCAAGTGTATAACAATGAAGGTGTGCAGTATGCAGAGCCTGATTTGAAGGTGATGGGTCTTGAAATGGTCAAGTCCTCAACACCTGCTGCCGTCAGGGATAAAATGAAAGAAGTGATTCGCCTAGTTGTTACATCAGATGAGAATACAATTCAAAAGTTTATTGAGGACTTCAGAAACGAATTCAAATCTTTACCTCCTGAAGAAATATCTTTTCCTCGTTCTGTCAATGGTTTGAAAACTTATTCTGACAAAGGCCAGATATATACTAAAGGAACACCAATTCATGTGAAGGGTGCTTTGCTTTACAATTATTATCTTAACAAGCTAAGTCTTGATAAGAAATATCCTAAAATTCAAGAGGGTGAAAAACTTAAATTCACTTACCTGAAGCAGCCAAATCCTATCAATGATACGGTAATTTCTTACCCTTCTCGTTTGCCGCCAGAAATGAATCTTGACAAGTACATCGATTATGATTTACAATTCGAAAAGACATTTCTAGACCCAATTAAAATCATTTTAGATTGCATTGGTTGGAAACCAGAAAAAACTAATTCGCTAGATGCATTTTTTTAAGGAATAATTATGAGTTTGTTGGACAAAATTAAAAAGAATAGCACAATTAAAGATGCTGCTATTCTATCTAAATCTAAATTTTTCACCGAAAAGGATATGATTCCAACATCTATTCCTATGGTGAACGTTGCGTTATCTGGCCGCCTCGACGGCGGTCTGACACCAGGTCTTACAATGTGGGCAGGTCCATCCAAGCATTTTAAGACGGCATTTTCATTGTTGATGGCCAAATCTTACATGGAGAAATACGATGAAGCTGTCCTTCTTTTCTATGATTCTGAATTCGGTACGCCACAATCTTACTTTGATACTTTTGGGATTGATACAGATAGGGTTCTACATACTCCTATTACCGACATTGAGCAATTAAAATTTGATATTATGAATCAGTTGCAAAACATCGAACGCGGTGAACGTGTCATGGTTGTTATTGATTCTATTGGCAATCTTGCTTCAAAGAAAGAAGTTGAAGATGCGTTAGACCAAAAGTCTGTTGCAGACATGAGCCGAGCAAAACAGGTTAAGAGTTTGTTCCGTATGGTTACACCTCACTTGACAATGAAAGATATTCCAATGGTAGTTGTTAATCACACCTACAAAGAGATTGGCATGTTCCCGAAAGATATTGTTGGTGGTGGCACTGGTTCTTACTACTCAGCAGATAATATTTTTATTCTTGGTCGCCAGCAAGAAAAAGATGGCACAGAAATTACTGGTTATAATTTTATTATCAATGTAGAGAAATCACGATATGTCAAAGAAAAATCTAAAATCCCTGTTAATGTATCTTTTGATGGCGGTATTAACAAGTGGTCTGGCTTACTTGATGTTGCTTTGGAATCCGGACACGTTATCAAGCCTAGCAATGGTTGGTATTCGAAAGTAAACAAAGAAACGGGTGAAGTTGGCGACAAAAAACGTCTTGCAGACACTCAACAAGAATCTTTTTGGAAAGATATTCTTACAGATGAATCTTTCAAGCAATTTGTGAAAGAAAAATATGAAGTCGCTTTTGGTAACATTATGGGACAAGATACTGAAGAAGTTCAAGTCGAAGAAGTATAAACTCGGCGAAGATTTTCAGTTTTATAATTTTGCAGATACGAATTTAACCGGCATCATTCTTCGTAAAGGAGAATATGCCGGTGTCGTATACTATTATACACATGCAGGACTGAACGAAGAAGGCCTTGGTGCCAGATTAAAGTTCGGCTATCAAATTGTCCAAGCAGGCGAATTTAATCGCTATCTATTGGAAAAAGATGAAAACTTTGTTACACTCATGGGTGACATACTTACTGAACTAATTTTAACGGAAACTGAAATTGAACCGTCTAGAACACTCTATTCTGAAGAATCTGATTTATAATGAGGAATACACCCGAAAGGTGATGCCTTTCATTCAACCCGAATACTTCTCAGATAACACTGAGAAGATTGTTTTTGGTGAAATCAAAGAGTTTGTAGAGAAATATAAGAACCTACCGACCCATGAAGCATTGGTGATTAACTTCACTGAAAGTAAAAAGCTGACCGAAGAACAGGTTCGCAGTTCTATAGAAATTCTGAACCAACTTCATAAAAACAAAGATGAGCCAACAGAACAGCAATGGCTGACTGAACAAACTGAAAAGTTTTG